TGACAAAATTATTGACTTGGTTATTAGACCGTTTGCATCAGTTTCTTTGGAGCCTATGGAAAAGGTTAGAAGATTAGAACAACAAAAGAAGTTAATAGATGATGGTTTAGCCACGGAAGATGATTTTGAAGATGAAACTATTAATAAGATGATAATGACATCATCTGGATTTTTTAAATTTAACCATATGTGGAGGCGTATGAAAGATCATTGGGAAATGGTAGATAGATTTGGTGAAAACTCTATGCATGCTGTTTATCAGGTTCCCTATTGGTTTATGCCAACAGGTTTTTTAGAAAATGACAACATTGAAGAAGCCAAGCGTACTATGTCCAGTTATGAATTTCAAATGGAATATGAAGCTGCTATGATATCAGATTCAGAAGGTTTTTTTAAAGCATCGTTGCTGGAAGAGTGTACTGTTGATAGTGGTTTTAATATAGAATTACGTGGGGACCCAGCAGCTAAATATGTTGTAGGGGTAGATCCTAATCAAGGTGGTAGTGCAAGTTGTGGTATATTAATTATAAAAACAGGAGCTGTTAATAAAATAGTTAGTGTATTAGAATTAAAAAATAAGACAACACAAGGATTAACTAAGGCCATACAGTATATATGTAAAACATTTAATGTTATAAGGATATTTATGGACCAGGGTGGTGGTGGTAAGGCTATAATGGATTTATTAGATGATGGTTATGATGGATTTGAACCTATTATAGACAGAACTGATAAAGACAAGGTTCACAGAAAAGGTTCTCATATATTAGAGATGATTAATTTTACCCCAGCCTGGATAGCAGATGCTAATTTTGCTACCTTGTCTTTGATGGAAGACAGACGATTAAGATTTCCTGAACCACCAATATCCGCTTCAGATGATAGATATGGTATTAGTTATGATGTTTTTAATGTTTTGAAATCTCAGATATTAAGCATAATAGTAACTCAAACATCAAGCGGTTTATTACACTTTGACACACCTAAGAAGGGTCAAAACAAAGATTTATATTCAGCACTTATATTAGCTGCTTATGGTGTAAGAATGATTGAAAAAGAAATGGAAGATGATGGTATTCCTATTTTACATAGTACTGGTGGTATGGTTAGATCACGTACTGGTAGTAATACTTGGAGTCCTTTAGATATGAAAAATAATCCAATTCAAGTACAAACAACATTTGGCAACCATAATCTACAAGCAGCGGTTTTAAAGAAAAGAATTAAATAATTAAAATAATAATGTAACCTCTATACTTATAGAAGTATCTTTTAATTATAGGGAAAGGCGGGCTAAGGGCATGAAATTTGATTTTGATATTTGGAAAGTTACAAAATCAGTGGTATTAGTCTTGTTTATTATTTTTGTATTTTTTAATTTTAATAAAATTTTAAATAAATTTAATCAGACACCACCACAAAAACCACAGATAATACAAATACAAGATAATGCCCTTTTAATAAAATTAGCTGCTGATAATCAAAAGATTAAAGAGTTAGAATTGGAGTTAAAGGAAAAAAACAGTCTTATATTAAAATATGCAAAAGAAAATAAAGAAAAAGTTGATGAAATTGGTGTTATAAAATCAAAATTGGAACAGACTGTTAAGCTTCAACAATCATCTTCACATGTTTATTTAAATGGTAAAATAACCGATCATCATTTTATAAAAATTTATAAAAAAGCATCTGATGGTACTGAATTTCCTGTAGCATGGGCAATGTTTCATCCCAACCAAACCGATCCAAATAAGTTATGGAAAACTGGTACCTATCCATTAGAGTTTAACGTAAATGTTATTGAAACCGAAAATGATAAAGGTACTTTTAATAGATACGCTGAACTTAATGTCGAAAACAATCAAATGGAAGAAACAAAAGGTAATAAATATCCAGTAAAGATAACTAGATTAGATTGGGGTAAAAGTGAGAGAAATGATAAAAGTTTTTATTTATGGAATCCTAGATTAGGTGTTGGTGGTGTAGTTACCAATGATATCGCAGCCCCAAAATTAGATATAAGTTTATCATCTTATGGAAAAACTAAAAGGGATATGGATTGGCGGTTTTTGACTTTAGGTGTTGGATATTCCAATTATGAGGATGCTAATGGAAATTTTGTTTTTGAATTTACGCCCGCGCAGTGGAATTTTGGTAATGCAGTCCCATTAATAGAAAATGCTTTTATAGGACCATCTGTTGGATGTACTGATTCAGGAAAAACATCTTTTGGTTTTTCAATATCTGTACCATTTTAGTAAAGGAGAATAATAATTATGGCGACTAGCTATTTGGAAGATAAAAGTAAATATAGAGCCAATCAATGGGCTACTACATGGTCTGGTGAAGCACCTCCAGAGGTGGATGCTAAAATTGGTAGAAAAGACCCTACTTATATAACAGCTGTTGAAGTAACACCAACTGTTTCAGGTACTACATTAAGAACTAATTATAGGTAAAGGAGAGTTTTTTTTATGAAAGAAGAAACATTAATGGATATTACAGCTTCATTACAGGAAAAATATCCTGATGTTGGAATAAGGAAAATAGAGGTGCGTGAGGATGGTTCATCTTCTTTTTATTTAGATCCTACGCATAAAACATTAGCTTTTCTTGATAAAGGCCGTGCTGTAGTTCCTCATATTTTTAGAGAAACAGCTGCAACTATTACAAGAGATGCTATTGATAGAACAAGTTTAGATTTAATTCAAAAAGATCCATATGAAGATACACCACAAAATTTATTTAAAAGAGCTGATAGATATTATTATACTGATCCATTAGTGGGTTCTACCGTAAATTTATTAGCTACTTTATCAGCTAAAGGATTCGAAAATGATATAGATGATGCTAATATCAAACAGTTTTATGATGCTTGGGCTTTTGATGTAAATTTAATAGAGGTGTTGGAATGGATTTATTTAGATTTTTTTAAGATAGGGCACGTTGTTACATACAAAGTTCTTGCAAAATATGAACCAAGAGTATCTTATCTATCACCTATTCCAGGAAAAAAATTAAAGAAGCCTACTAGTAAATCTAAAGCTACAGGAGAAAGATTAAAAGATTTGGCAGAAAAAGAAGTTGAAGAAGTTTTAAAAGCTTTTAGGGAAGAAGCTAGAAGAATTGGTAAAACTGATGAAGAAATAAAAGAACTTGAAAAAGCTGCCAAGAAAAATATATGGTCAAAAGGACATTTACCAGTTTCGTATACAGTTTTAAATCCTCAATTAGTTAATGTTACTGGTAATTTACTGTTTGATAAGACATCTACAACTTTAAGACCACCTCCAGAATTAACTACATTATTAAAGAAACCTACTGCTGAGCAAACTGAAGAGGAACGTGCTCTTATAAAAGCATTACCTGGTGATTTGAAAAAAGCTGCCGAAAAAGGTGGGGAATATCCATTAGATTCGCGGTTGGTTGGTAGTATTACTTATAGAAAACAACCATATGAAAGATATGCTAAACCTAGAGCTACACGTATATTTGATAGTTTAGATTATAAGAAATGTTTACGACAAGCAGATTTGAGTACATTAGATGGTATATCAAATTATATTCTTAAGATAACAATTGGTTCTGATGAATATCCTGTTACTACACAAGCTGAGCTTGAGGCAGTAGCTCAATTATTTAATACACCTAGTAAGTCATTTGATGTGGTATGGAACCACACATTAAATATAGAAAAAGTAGTATCACCAGAAATTGAAGCTGTATTAGGACAGGAAAAATATGCGCAGGTTAATGATGATATATCAGGTGGTTTAGCTATTTCCAGAGCTTTAATAGATGGTATTTCTGATTTGAATGTTGCAGAAGCAGGATTAGTTATTAAAGGTCTTATGGAAGAAATAAATTATGCACGAAGGCAAGTTACTAGATGGATTTATAGGGAGTATCAACAAATAGCTGAAGCTGTAGGTTTTGATAGTTTTCCAAAAATTAGATGGGATGAGGGTGTATTGCAAGATTTAGTATTATATATGAATACACTATCACAACTTGTTGATCGTCGTATGTTAAGTTATAGAACTGCACTTGAAGCTTTAGGTTTTGATTTTCCGAACGAAAAGAAAAATATGGAAGAAGAGTTTAAAATTGTTCAAGATGGTTTGTTTGGTATTATTGGTTCTCCGTGGCAACAAGCAAAAAGTCCTTTTGGCGCCGGCGGTGGTGGAGCCGTACAACCTGTGCAAAAAGCTCCAATTGGAACACCTTCCAGTGGACGACCTAAATCACAACCCGCTAAAAAGAAAACACCAGAACCAGTACCTACAGCAAAAACACCGAAACCTAAGAAAACAACTTCTGGTGAAACTTTAAGTAATATAGTTAAAGAATTGAGTGACGAAGAATTTTTAGATTTTAAACATGAATTAGAAAAAATAAGATTAAAGAAATAAACTAACTATATAATAACTGAGGAGGTTATTTTTATGGCTAGACGAAAAAATAAGATTACAAAAGGTGCTAATAGAAGAAAAAAGACATAGTAGTTTATAAGGAGGATTTAAAGTGGAAAAGAAGGATCATATTTATTTAAAAGCCGATATTCAATTACACGATGAAACGGATGAATTAAAAGAGGAAGCATCTATTATAGAATTACCTAAAGAAGGGAAAAAACAAATTGATTTACAATATTTTTCCGCTGTTTTCGTGTCATCTGGTGCTAATTTAAATTATGCGTATTTTCTTCCATCAGAGTTAGTAAAAGCTGAAGGCACTATTGTAAACAAAGCTATGGATGTTGAGCATAAGGAAGAGGAAATAGTTGGTCATATTTATAAAAGAGCCTTTATGGATGAAAAGGGAAGTGAAATTTCTTTAGAGGAACTAGCATCTCTTGAAGAAGCCAGTTTAGATAAGAAAAAATTTCACATAGCAATAGCTGGTATTGTTTATAAAAACCGTTTTCCAGATTTAGCAGATGAGGTAGCGGCCGGGAAATGGTGTGTTAGTATGGAGGCTTACTTCAAAAATTTTGATGTAAAAGTAGGTGATTTGATTATAAGTCGTAAAGAAGCTGAGGCTTTAGGTATAGCGGATGATGTTAATATATTTGGAAGAATTGGCAAAGTACTTAAATCTGGTGTGGAAGTGGCTGTCGGCAAGATTGATAGGGTATTACGCGATATTACATTTTCTGGTTGCGGTTTTGTAAAGAAACCTGCTAATCCACCATCAGTGGTATTAGAAACAGCCGCAGATAAAGGAGTAAATATGAATAATAAGGACGATATTCTAATTATAAATTATGATAAAATATCAAATGAAAAAAATAATAATGTAACCTCTATTATTACAGACACATCTGATTTAGAAGAAGCTGAGTTACAATATAATGACACGATTGGTATTTGTGTAAATTATAGGAAGACTGTTTTTGATAGTGCATCTGAAGATAGAAATAAAATTTTACACACAGATTGGTGTACTCAATATGAGAGAGGATGTACATCTTTCTCTAGAGATGTCACTGATCCTAAGTGTTTAAGAAATCAGGTATCAAAAGCTGCGGCAAGTATTACTGAGAAGTTTTTAAAAGAAAGAGTTGAAAAAGACAAAAGAAAAGAATTGTTGAAGGAATTACAAAAGTTGCTTTAAAAGCTGATTGATGCGAGTCAGTTAAAACAACAATCGTAAAAAGGAGGATTTAAATTATGACACAGTTAGGTCAAGCCCAAGTAGGGCTGTTGAGAAGTACCCCAAAACTTACCAGAATTAATGGTGATGATAATTTGAAGGTTATTTGGAGAAACATGGGTAATAACCATGCATATCCATTTTTTTGGGCCGATGAGTTTGTAGTAGCATCTGGTATTACAAGTATTGTTCTTGCTGATGGTGTTAAATTCCATGGTTTTGATTTAGCTACATATGCTAATGTTACAGCAACACCTAATTGGAATGCAGGGTCGTTTTATATTACTAAAAACACTACAGCAAACACACTTACATTTCATTGTACAACTGCCGGCGCTAATGATGGATCTTCTAAAGTTGATGTTAAATTTGCGCTCGGTGTTGATCCAGTGATCGAAGGTATTTATTGCGGTACATGGAGTAAAGATAATATTAGAGCAGATTTACCATAATTAAAAAAGCTTTTATATCTGGTTTCTAAATATTAATTTAATTATACGTGTATTTTTGTTTTAGGAAAAGGAATTAAATCCAAAATTCCTAAGAATATGGGAACATTTCAGGTTGGTACGTAAAGTGTATAATTATTTTGTATATTGGAACAAAAATATATAGGAGGTAATGGTTGATGGATGAAAAATTGAAGAGTGATGTCGAAGCTGTAGTGGCTAAGATATTTTCTGAAAAGGAAGATGCTGAGATCCGTAGACAAACTGAAGATGCTTTAAATAAAGCAGCGGTCACTATTGATGAACTGACCACTTCTCTTGAAACAAATAATACTGAAGTTTCGGAAATCAGTGAAGAACTTTCTGAAGCTAAAAAAACTATCCAAACTCTCGAATCTGAGCTTGAGGCAGCCAGAGCAGAGATGGAGGAAGTAAAACAAAAAGCTGAAGAATCAGAAAGTGCCTTAGAAGAAATGAAAAAGGATAGGGCCACCGAACTCAGAGTAGCCGAGCTTAAAAAAGCCGGAGTAATTTCTGATACAGAGGCTCAGTCATCTAAAGTCAGAGAAATGTCTGACGAAGAATTTGCATCTTATAAAAATGAATTAGTTTCTATTAGAGAAGCCGTAATTGCCGAGCTTTCCAAATCAAAACCCCCAGCAGAAGGTGCTGAAGAAGGTGCTGGTGAAGAAGTTCCGCCAGCCGAAGAGGGTGCTGAGGAAGGTGACGGAGAAGGTACCGAGGAAGGTGCCGAAGAAGGTGCCGAAGAAGGAGCTGAAGAAGGTTCTGAAGAAAACCCACAGGTTCCGCCTGCTAAAGTAGATCCCGGCCAGGCTGTTTCAGCGGCTCTTAATTTTGAAATTTTTCCTTCAGAGGATATGAAATCTAAATATCAGAGTATGGGAAAAGCTATGGCTAATTTAATGATTAAGAAAAAGAATGATTAAGGAGGAAGACGGATATGTTTATACCTAGACATCCTGTTGTAGAAAACCAATTCTGTGCTTATGCAGCTCAAACTGGTGACGCTACTGGCGTTGGTGGTGTGCTTTGTTATGCAGGCTCAGTTTTGTATTTGGATAGTACAGCTACTAATCAAGAAGCTATTGTAATAAAACTTGATCATGCTGCTGGAGATGCTGGGGCTAAAGTACCTTTTGGTTTTGCTATGCAAAAGGTTAAAACTGGATATCATTCAGTACACCCAGCAGGTTTTGTAATGAATGGTGATTTAGGTTCCAGTGATGTTATTGCACAACCTTCTTATAGTGCTGGTGCAATTAATGGTACTAAAGAAGCACCTTTGGGTGTGGCACATCTTGGAATTTGGGATACAGTACACTATACTGCTAAAGGTACTGGTGGTACTACTACTGCTTATGCTAATTATGTACCATCCGCGGCATTATTGCCTGGGGTATCTTTATACCCAGCGGGTGATCAGGCTAAAGTTACTAATAGTGATGTAGTTTCTGATGGTACTGATTATAATGGTGAGTATGCTGTAAATAGTAATGTTAATGTAGCTAAAGTAGTAAAAGGTGCTAGTATTGCTAAGATTACTGCGAATTGTCAGAATACCACATTGTATCCAATTAGAATTAAACTTTTAATATAAATAAATTTATAATCGGATTAAAGCACAAAACAGTGCTTCCGAAACTAAAGATAATGAGGAGGAGTTGTTATTATGGATAGACAAGAAATGATGGATCTTTTTAGAGCTACTGCTGAGATTCAGACACAGGAAGGGCTTGCTGCTTATAGAGCTTTTGCTGCAGCTTTGACAACTCCAATTCTGCAGAAAATTGAACTGGAATCAATTATGCGTCAATTGTTCGCGGTCGAAAGACTTGCCCCTGGCGCGCAGGCTGGACGCACGGCCTGTTAAAATTTCGCTATATGCTGGAAACTCCAAAGCCGTCCTTTACTGCTAACGTGAAAATAAGGAGGATATTATGGACAATCATGCAGGTAACTTTATAGTTAATGATAATTATTTTGCTGGTTTGGTAGACAGTGATTTTGGTGTTTATATTCACAGATTTTTTCCAAGAGGTAAATTACAATTAAGACCTACTATTTCTTTTAGTAACACAAGATTTAACTTAATTGAAGCATGCCATGATTATTTGGAAAAATATAATATAAATCACCATATAGCATATCGTAAAGCTACTATTGGTAAAGACAAAAAAGAAATTACTATAAAGCGTTTATCAAAATGTATAGATTTTGCTGATAAAATTAAAGGATATTGCATTGTAAGAAGACCTCAATTAGATATTATTAAAGAGTTTTGTGAAGATAGGTTATATTATGTTAATGAACTGGGGTGGAAACAAAACAATACCCCATATACAGATCACCAAAAAAAATTGTATGATAAAATTGTAGAATTGAATCTTAATTATAATTATGATGCTGGATATAGAAATAGTACAATTTCTTGGTTAGCCGGCATGGTTGATGGTGATGGATCTATATGTTTTGTTGTAGATAAAAATAAACGCATAATACCAACATTAGATATAACTACTGGATCAGATACCACAAAATATAATCTGTTCGAATTGTTTGATAAATTAGATATAAAATATCAAGACAGAACAACTAAATCTAAAGCTAAAAAACGTTCGGGCAGAAATAAGAAAAAATTTCATTATAATATATTTGTTAAGAGTTATGAGCCTTTGGAAAGAATATTGTGTTTGTTGAATGGTGAATTAATAGCAAAACAAAAGCAATTAGAACTAATGTTAAAATATTTTGAAATTAAAAAAGCCAATAGGTTTAATACAAAAGAGATATGGAATATTGTACAACAAGTAAAATATCTTAATCATAATTTTAACTATAAAGATACCTCAGAGACTAATACGCGAAACACCGAAAGGTGATGATAGAGTCCAATCCTTATGGTAACATAAGGTATGAAATATTTTGGCTATTTAGGTGTATCCCATAGCCGAAGATTTTGAGATCCCAGTTTGGGTATTACCGGGTCTAGGATATGTGGCCCAGAATTTCATCGAGGGTATCGGGGAAGAAGTATATATCCCAACATTTACCATCGATGCATCTGCGGATTGGAAAATTACTTATGCTAGAGATTCACGTATTGATATACCACAGAGAGCTGCAGCTAGAGCAGCTAAGGATTTAGCCAATTATGAAGAAGAGTAAAAATACATGCTCCTTAGTATAGTAATATACTAAGCAAACCACGAATATGCTGGAACATCTTGTTAAGCTATAAGTACTAGTCATTAGACAGTAAAAATCTTATAGATAGAGAAAATCAGCAGAAATGGAGAATTTATGATAGTAGATAAAGATACATTAGAAAATACATATAATGGTAATATATTTGAAACAGCAGTTTTATTAAGAGAATCGGTACAAACTATTATGGCGTCATTAAAAAAACATGAAATAGAATTTGAAAAACCTAAGCATATATATGGGAGTTTAAAGCGAACAGATTTTTCGGATTTTCAGAAAAGTTTGTTAATAGGTTCCATACTTGGTGATGGTCACCTTGAAAAAAGAGGTCACTTGAAGAATGCTTTATTTAGGGAAGAACACGCACTGGATCAAGTTGGATGGTTGAAATGGAAACACAGAAATTTAAAACCTTTTACTACTGCTAATATGTGGAATAGAGACAGAGGAAAAAAAGCTTTAATGCCAGATGGTAAAGGTGGAAAGAAATATTATAACATACAAAACGTATGTGCAATATCTACAGGAACTCATCCATATATAACTAAATTACATAATTTATTTTATAAAAATAGAGTAAAGGTTTTGCCAAAAAAATTCATAGAAGAAAACTTTGATCTGACGTCATTGGCGGTTTTAATAGGAGATGATGGTAATTTTTGTGAAAACAGCATTAGAATATGTACAGATAATTTTACTAAAGATGAAGTTTATTTTTTAGCTGATATATGTTCTAGGTTTTTTAATAGTAGAATAACAGTTAGAGAAGAAAAAAAGGATAAGTATAGAATAGTGTTTACTGAAATAATCAAAGATTTGTGTTTTTTTGACAGATTAAAAGACATATTACCAAAATGTATACATCATAAAGTTTCTCCAGTTCTCAACGAACACCAAGTGGCTACTCACTGAGTAGATGGTATGTTCTGGACTATATGGAGACATATAGAGCCAAAAAGAAATTTTTGGCCGCCTGAATATAATTTCAGGTCATAAAAGTAACAGAATGGTGGTTGGCGAGTTATTATGCCGGCGGCAACGTCAGCATTTTCAGGTAAAGGGTTATTAGGGTCAAGACCTGCTCCTATTTATGAGATCAATCCTGCTTCCACAGGAGCCGGATATCTTTCTAAAGAACTTATTAATAAGATGATAGTTGGGTTCAAGAGAACTGGTAGAACTCTTACAGATCTTTATGTATCTCCTGAAGATGCTGCTGATATCCGTGAATGGACGGATACAGATATTGATCCTGTAACTAGAAGAGAGATATTCCAAGCCGCTGGTATGGGAATGATTTGGAATGTTAGCCTCCATGAAGTACAACATCTTGGAGCTACCGGTATGTATAATATCAATAGTAGTGATTCTGAATATGGAAAATTTTTAGCTTCTGGTGTTACGTTTAATAATTATAGTTTGGATAATCCAAATAAAACTAATGCTGATGGAACTATTAATTCTTTAGGAGAAACACAGATTCTTGGTTTTGATTTGAGCGTCAATGATTCTCTAGTTATGCCTATTAGAAAAGATTATGAAGCTTATGATGATCCTACATTGCTTAGAATACAAAAACAAGGCTTCTTCGGTTGGGCCGAATTAGGTTTTGCTTGTTTAGATAGTAGAATGATAGGACTTGGTGTAATTGATAGAAGTTTATAAAATAAATTGATCCCACGTCATTTATAATGGCGTGGGATAGATTTAAGGCAAACATATGTTGAGAATTATAATAGTATTTTTATTTTTAGTTATATTTACAGAAGCTATTACTGAAATAATAACTAAATCTGAATTATTCAGTCCAATTAGAAAATTCTTTTTTGATAGAAGACAGAACAAACTCAGTAGATTTTTACATGATTTAATTGATTGTGGGTATTGTGTATCTGTGTGGATTGGATTATTTTCTGCATATGTTTTTATTTTTGTGGATAATATAATATTCAATCTTTTTTTTATAGGTATAGTTTTACATAGATTGTCTAATATATTACACTATTTAATAGATAGAATTAACAGGAATCATGACATAAATTTAGACTAGGAAAAGGTTATTAAATAACACTTAAGAGAAGGAGAATGAAAATGGAAGGATATGTACTAAATAAATCTACCATGTGGTTGCATGCTATGAAAAGAGCTGTTGCGCCCGGAGGTAAAATACCATTAGATGAATTATATGATCAATATGGTAAGAAACATGAATTACCTAAAGGTAATGAGTTTGTCAGTTGGCTTAGAACTGTAAAGTTAAGGGACGATGATAAGTGGCAAATTGTGTTGGGAAAAGACCAGACCCCCGCCGATGATGGAACATTATTAAAAGAAGTAAAGATAGATATAGACAAAGTAAATCCAAAAAACATGTCTATAGAAGAAGTTATTTCTTTATCTGTTAGGAAAGCAAGAGAGATAATACCTAAAGTTACCGATGTAAAGTTACTGAAGTATTCTTTGGCAGAAGCTCGACCCAGAGCAGGTAAAGACAGTCTTTGTAGAATTTTAAAGAAAAGAGTTACCGAATTAGAAACACAGAGGAGGTAATTTGATATGTGCCTCCTGCTTTAAAAAAATAAATCTAGGAGGTATTTTTCATGGCTGGAAGTTTATTAGGTCAACTTATTAGAATTAGAGGATCAGATTACTATGATGATTCAGTATTATATCTAATGTAACTAAACCAACAATTTTTGGTACTTTAGAAGAAGATTTAAATATTTTCAAAATCGTAATAAAGGGTAAAAAGGTACCACAGTGAATAAAAAATATAACCAAGAATTACACCAAAACAACAGTAATAATAGGGTCAATATTATCTCATAATTACTGTTTGTGTAATAATTTTTGGTTTTTTTTATTTTAAAGGGATCTAATAAACTATGATCATTTTAAAAAAAATAACACCTATTATTGATTATTTGACTGAGTCAGAATTTTCTACTTATTCTGGAACATTACAAAATCAAATAACGGA